ATGCTGAAAGACATCATCGCCCGCTACATAGAGGAAGTGGACCCAATCAGGCAGCTCGGCAAAACAAAGCGCGCCACGCTGGATGCAATCGGTGGTACGTGGATTGGTACGCTGACCGACATTGAAATCACCAGCCAGGAACTCGTTCGGTACGCTCAGTGGCGTATGGGCGAGGATGGCGGGGGCGTGCTCGGGCAGACGGTCGGGAACGATTTGGCGCACCTCGGCGCCGTGCTGGCCGTGGCTAGGCCGGCATGGGGATACGAGATCGACCAACACGCGATGTCCGATGCCCGCAAGACCTTGAGAAAGCTGGGCGTGACGCTGAAAAGCGAGGAGCGAGAGCGGCGCCCGTCGCTGGATGAACTGGATAGGCTGCTGCGCTACTTCGAGGACATTCTGCGCCGCCGGCCGTCATCGGCAAACATACTGAAGGTCGTCGGATTCGCGCTGTTCTCGACGCGCCGCCAGGACGAAATCACCCGCATCCGTTGGGCGGACATTGACGAAAAGCGCCAGGCGGTGCTGGTCAGAGATATGAAGAATCCCGGGCAGAAGATCGGCAACGACGTCTGGTGCCATCTGCCTGACGAGGCGTGGGCGATCATGCAGAGCATGCCGCGGGAGAAAGAGGAGATTTTCCCGTACAAAGGGAAATCCATCGGGTCCGCTTGGACGCGGGCATGCCATTTCCTCGAAATCGAGGATCTGCACTTCCACGACCTTCGCCACGACGGGGTGAGCCGGCTATTCGAAATGGGCTGGGATATTCCGCGCGTGGCCAGCGTGTCTGGCCACCGGGATTGGAACTCGATGCGGCGCTATACGCACCTTCGTGGGAATGGCGATCCATATGCGGGGTGGGAATGGCTGCAGAGGATCGTTGAGGCGCCCGTTAGGTTGGGCGCCTGGAGTGGTATCAGCCCGCGCGACGATTGATCTGGCTACATTCTTTGACCGCTGCAGCGCGCTGTGCGTCAAGGTATTCGGCCAGGTCCTGCAGATGCACGCCCTTCGCACTTTTCTGGCTTTGCTCGACCCGGGTGATCGGCAGCTTGATCTGGCCGGCAAGTACCTTCCTTTGGAACATCTCTGGCGTCAGGTGGCTGAAGTAGTCGGCGCAGACACGCTCAAGCGGAATGATTGCCGCGCAATTGTATTGGGCCATCAGAATAAAAGCGGTGTTCATTGCGTCTCCCTGGCGTGACTGGTCGGGCGTGCCGGCTTGGCGGGCGGGGTACCGAAAACCTTCGCCTGTTCGTTGGGCATTTCGGTGCTGTAGAAGATGGTGCAGGTCATTGGCCGGCCTCCGGGGCGGCGGGCGATTGCTGCCGGATCAGCCCGGCGACCGTCTCGCCGCGCTGGTCGGCCAGCCGCTGCAGGTCGGCCAGTTGGTCGTGCAGGCGCTTGTTGTCGGCGCGCAGGCGGGCGAGTTGATCGGTTTGTGCCTCGGCCAGGCAGTTGGAGTTGGAGAGGGCGGACAGGAGGGTGTCGACCTGGCGGGCCAGATCGAGGCACATGACCTTCGCCAGGCCGAGGTCGGTGTCCGGTCGCCGGAGGCTGGTCGCAATGCAGACGTAGGTGCTTTCGGGCTGGACGGTCATGCCGCGACCTCCTGCCGTTTCGGAGCGAGGGCAGCTGCCACGTCGCGCAGTTGGCTGGCAACGGTCCGAGCATCCCGAGCCTTGCGCGTGGCAGTCATGGCGTCCCAGGTGGCGGCGGCCAGTTCCAGGTTGGTGGAGGCCTGGGTCAGCAGGGTGGCGTGCTGTGCGGTCAGGGCCTGGGCTTCTTCGGCGCGCAGGGTCAACTCTTCGAGGGCTTCGGCCGCCTGGCGGCGCTCGCGGGTGCGCTCGTCCTGCACCTGGCGCAGCTCGGCCCGGGTAGCGGTGAGAATCCGCTCGGCGCTGGTCAGGCGCTGGCCGGATTCGAGCACTTCGGTGCCGAGGTCATCGATGGCGGTGTCGTAGCCGTCGCGGTGGCCGCGCTCCAGGCCGAGGCGAATGCCGGCGGCGCGGCCGCTCAGGTAGCAGCCGGCGGTGGCGATGCCGGTGCCGAGGGTGATGCCGATCAGCGCGGCGGTGGTCATGTCCATGGGTGTGCTCCTTGGGTATGGCGATGCCAGGTGGTGGCTGGCGTTGGGGTTATTCCGGCTCGTCGCCGGCCTGTGGCGACAGGCGGCGGGCGAGGTCTTCGTCCGCCAGCCAGGCGCGCTCTTCGATGTAGGCGGCCAGGTGGCGGAGGTGGACGTACTGCTGGCGTTTGTTGCTGGTCACCACCGTGGTGACCGGCAGCGGGATGCGTTCGATGCCGATGGCCGCCTTGAACGTCTCCGCGTTCATGTTGCGGAAGTACCGCGCGCGCAGCTGTTCGAGGGGTATCAGCTCGTCGCCGAAGACCCGGAACAGCCGTTCGAGCGCATCCGGCGGCGGGGCGAGTGCCAGGCGCAGGGGATGCTGGAGGTGGTCGTTGGGCTTGCTCACGGCTTGTTCCTCCTTGCCGGGTGGTTCCAGGCGATCTCGACGTGCTTCTTCACCAGCTCGCGCAGTTCCGCCGGCACCTCGGCGAGCGCCTGCTGGCGTTCTTCCTTGGTGCGCAGGGCGAGAATGCGTGCGGCCCAGGCTCTGGGCGTCGGTGCGGCATCCCCGCTGCGGCGCGGGCCGGGGCGGTGGGCGTCGTCGGCGGGCCTGCGGGCCATCGGCGGACCTCTCAGGCAGCGCGGGCCGCCGACGTGGCGGCGAGGGAGAGGTGCTCGACGGCTTCGACGATCCGCGCGTAGGCCTTGTCCTCGTTCTCGTAGTTGGCGAGGAGGATGGTGCGCGGGCGCGATTCGCCGATGGCCAGGATGCCGGTGACGCCCGGCCGGGGCCGGTTGCGGTGGATGGCGATGCGGATCGGGTGGGCATGGCCCAGGTGCAGTTCGAGGAAGCCGCCGCGCTGCACGACGTGGCGCAGTTGCCGTTCCTGGTCGCTGTCGAGCAGCGGCTCGTCCTCCTGCGGGATGACGGCGACCACACGGGCCGGGGCCGGCTCGGCGGAGTCCAGGCGGCCGTTGGCGATGGCCTCGACGAAGTCGGCCAACAGGTGTGCCGGGCGCGGCTCGCCGTGGGGCAGGGTGAGGCTGTGGCGCTGGCCGCCCAGCTCGATGGTGGCCTCGGTGCTGGACGGGCCGCGCTCGACCTTCAGGCGGAACATGATGCTGTGCCGGGAGTAGGCCGAGCGGCAGGTGTGGTTGAAGCTGCCGTTCAGGTTGAGCTGGGCGGCGAGCAGGGTCAGGGTCTGGTCGCTGAGGGTGAAGGTGTTCATCAGGCCGCGCCTCCGGTGAAGGGGAAATCGGAGGAGGGCGCAGCAGCCTTGGCGCGGCTGACCAGCCTGGGCTTGCCGCCGTGGATGACCACGAGGCGTTTGGTGTCGGCCTGGAGCTGCTCGATCAGCCGGCGGCTGGAGGCGCACGCCGGGTGGACGTGCAGGGTGGCGGTGGTGTGCATGGTGGGCCTCGGCTCTGTGGTGGAGAGAATCGCTATCTGTTGGGCGCTGAGATCGCCTGCAGGATTAAATATATCCGCCGGTTATTTAAATATCAATTCCGCAGGTAATTAATTTTCTGCAAGGCATGAAAAGCCCCGCGCTTGGCAGGCTGGGTAAGGGCAAACAGGGGGTCTTGCCTTGCTCAGGAATAGGCGGCTTGGCGGGTGTTGATGGCCAAGGCGGTGTGAAGAGCTAGGCCTGTCCTGCTTGGTTGCTCAAGTATGAGCAAATTGCTTACACTTCTGCCATGAAAGCCATTTTCTTCGAAACCACGAGCTTCACCGCCACGGTCGGCGACTATCTGACCGACGACGAGTATCGGCAGCTCCAGCAGGAGCTGTTGAAGAATCCGGAGGCCGGCGATGTCATGCCGCGTACGGGTGGGTTCCGCAAGCTGCGTTGGGCCGATGGGCGCAGAGGGAAGGGAAAGCGCGGTGGCTTGCGCGTCATCTACTACTGGCTGCTTGGCGATGGCCAGTTCTGGATGTTCGCCATCTACGACAAGGACGAACTGGAGAACCTGACCGCCGAGCAGGAAAAGCTGCTCAAGCAGGCCATCACCGCAGAGCTGAAAAAGCGAGGTGCCAAATGAAAAAGCGTGACTTGTTTGCCGAGCTGATGCAGGGCGTCGAGGAAATGGCGGCGCACCGCGAGGGCAAGATCACCCTGCGCCAGTACGAGGTCGAGGCGAAGCCGGCCCCGGAAGTGACGGCGAGCGAGATCGTCGCCCTGCGCCAGAAAATGCACATGTCCCAGCAGGTATTTGCCCGCCGCTTTCGCATCAGCACCGGCACCCTGCGCAAATGGGAGCAGGACAAGGCCAAGCCGAACGCCCAGGCCGCCGTCCTCATCAAACTGGTCGAGCAGTACCCCGACATGGCCGAAAGGCTGGCCGCGATCTGACCGGCAGTTCCCACGCAGGAGCGTGGGAACCATCAAGACTGCCGTATCAGAGGCTTTGAACGGTCCGGCACTTGGGATAGGCCGAGCAGCCCCAGAACTGCTGCCCGGCCTTCGCGCCGGACTTCACCGAGCGAATCACCAGCAGGCTGCCGCACTTGGGGCATTTGCGCTCGGCGGTGGGGTCGTTGCGGCGCTTGAGGTTTTGCACGTGCTCGCGGTGGGTGGCCAGCGTCGGCGCCCGGCGGCCTTCCTGCAGGGCGCGCAGCAGCGCATCCACCTCGGCCTCGCTGAATACCGGCTGCCGGAACGACTTGATGTAACGGACGAACCCGGCGCCCTCGGTCACGTTGGCCGGCATCTCCGTTTTGAACGTGCTGCCGCCGACGAAGGTGATGACCGAGTGCAGATGCTCCGGCGCAATGCCGAGCGTGGCTTCCAGCGCCTTGAGGTGCTTGTAGTTCTGCCGCAGCGGGTTCTGGAACTTGAAGCTCTGCTTGTAGAACTTCTGCGTCCACTGCGCCTGGTGCTCGCCGCCGAAGATCCAGCCGCCCATGTTCTTGGTTTCCAGCACGAAGATGCCGAAGCGCGAGAGGAACACATGGTCGATCTGCGTCGTGCCGTCCGGGGTCGGCAGCGTCACGTTGTGCAGGCGGCGATAGGTCTGCTTGTCCAGTCGCCAGTGCGCGAACAGGCGAACCAACAGCTCGCCGATATGCCCCTTTGCCCAAGGTGACTTCAGGAGGCCGAGCAACAACATCAGCGGCACAAGCCAGATGGCCACTTTCCAGACCTGGGCGATGATGGGTGTGAAATCCAATTTCCAGTTCTCCAACTACAGTTAATCGCCGTAGGGTGGGTAACTCGCGCAGCGATTACCCACCGTTGGCATCGGTAGACAAGGCTGCACCGTTGTTTACCATACTTGCTTTTGGCTTGTTACCACTTTCTAGCAAAGTTTGATCTAACTGTGGTGGATATATATGAATTCAAACCATGCCCTTGGATTGCCAAGGCTTTCATTTTTTCAACAATGGCAGTGCCTGGTCTAGCAGAGTTATAAAGATAATTGCGGTGGGTCCCTGACATAAAGCGAACAGTGATCGAGTCAACACCGATCTCGTAGGCCTCTACATTTGAATCTCCATTCGTATTTTTATATGGCGTCATTTCAAGCTCCTTGTTTGTTTCTGTTTTGGATTTTGGGTTGTAATTACTGATAGCTGTTATTAAACAAAAACTGGCGCATAACTACCCGAACGGGCACGGCGTAAAACATCCCTTGTCATGCTCTCTCCCTGTCTAGCTCGCGGTTTCGGAGCTTTCGTGACGGTGGTGGGGGGTTATACCTCAGGCGTGGCGGCTCTGGCTATGTCGATTTGCCACCATGCATGGTCGGCGATTGATTACCGGTCTTTGCCCGCGAGCCCTTCGCCCGTTGCTGGCGATCCGGCGGTTGGGGCGGTGGTGCGGGGCTTGGGGGGCGTGAGAGGGCGGCAGACATGATGGGCGGGGCGTGGGTGAGGGATTCAGTCCAGCCTGCCGTAGGGTGGGGTAGCTCGCGCAGCGATTACCCGCCAGTGGCATTGGTGGACAAGGCTGCGCCGTTGTCCACCCTACTTGCTGGCATCGGTAGACAAGGCGGTGCCGTTGTCTACCCTACGCGCTGGTGGCTGGGGCGGCTGGAAAGCGAAAGGCCCGGCCCGGCGGGGAGAGGCGGGCCTTTGGGTGGCTGCGCTGTTGTCCACTCTAGTTGTTAATTTTTGTTGCGGTAATCGTATGTGTCAATAACTATCTCACCTGCATGGATCTTGTCGTGGCATTTCTTGCAAGCAACCAATATGTTCTCGGGGGTGGGCTCTCCGCCAAAACTATGGTCAATTATGTGGTGGCCATGGATGTCAAAATCTGATCCGCAAATTTCGCATTTGTAGCCTTCTCTTATTTTTGCAAGAGCTATGGCTCTCTTGTGCTCACTTGAACGAGCACTTTTAGACATCGCTGGGCTTCTCTAGTTTTATTGTTTGGGAGGGGGTTGGAAGATTTAATTCTTCGTTGACGGCATCAATTACTGACTCAATAAGGCTCTCTATTTTTTCTTCGGCTCCGACGGCTGATATTTGGAGATCCTTTGCTTTTTTGTCTTGTAGGTCTTGTTTTCTTATTTTTCTTGGAACTTCTCTGGTCGATTTATTTTCTGGTAGTAATCCTATAGCCGCTGATTCTTCAATGATTTCTTTGAAAAACTCTTCTGCCTCTGCGTGCGTGCCAGATACTCGCAGGATTAGATCTTTGGTTGTCATGGGGCTACTTCTCAATAATGTTTATTATTATGCCTTTCTCTTTGGCTTTTTTCTTGGCTATGGCTTTGACCTTTTTTCTGTCTTCTGGGGATAAGTTGCGGTAAGTCACTGTGCCGGTAACTTTTGCATCTGGAGAGATTTCTTTGGAGTTATTTTGGTCCGGAAGATCACTCATTGCTCTCTCTCCACGCCTCAGATAGATCGCTCAGGTCGGCATCTTTAACTATTTCTATTGAGCCAAATCCTTTCTTAATTGCAAAGACATTGAAGTTGATTGCCTGGTTATTTTTGTCAAAAATTAGTGTGTAGACGAAGTACTCTCCACTGCTCTTTCTTACATGGATTTCCTCTTTTTCAAGTTTAACAACTTCATCCCCGTCTTCTAGTATTTCAAACTTTAATATATCCATTATTTAATCCTGAATTTTCTCGGTTATTGTTGGTGCTAATGAGGCATCTTATCTATGAAGCCCCCGAACGGAGCTTGCGGACGCATTCATTCTCACTGGCCCATAGCCCATCTACCTACGCGGCCTCCACGGCCTCCACGGCCTCCACGGCCTTTTCGACCGTTCGTCGGCTTTATACACCATGTATTGCCGCCCCCGTCACCCCTTTGAGCCGCGCATGGCCTCCCGGTTGACTCCAGCCAGCTTCCCCCGCTAAGGTTCCCCCCGTCGCTGTCAATCCAGCGACCTGGGATTGGCCTCCCGGAACTGTAGGCGGGCACACAACCGCCGCTCTTGAGCGGTTTTTTTGTGTCCGCAGCATGGCAGCGTCTGCGTTATGGGCGGGCCGTGTGGGCACCCGCAAGGGTGGCCGGTTCCTACAGCCGGTAGGCCAACCCGCACGGTTCCGCTCTCCCGATTGGCCTCGGGAGGCGGGCAAAAAGCCCTGTAGGAGTTTCACCATGCAAGCGCTCACCTTCCGCAACACCCAGTTCGACATCACCGACCGTAACGGCCAGCCGTGGCTTAGGGGGTACCAAGTCGGTACAGCCTTGGGCTACAGCGATCCCGGCAAGAAGCTCCACGAGCTCTATACCCGCCACGCTGATGAGTTCACCGACTCCATGACCGCTCTGGTCAAGCTCCCGGAGCTGAATCCCCAAACTGGGGATGCAGGTCAGGTGCGCGAGATTCGCATCTTCTCCCTGCGCGGTGTTCACCTGCTGGCCATGCTCTCCCGCACCAAGGTCGCCAAGGAGTTCCGTCGCTGGGTGCTCGATGTGCTGGATGGTCTGAGCGCGCATAACTCCGCCCCCATTGGCTCGGCCACCCCCGCCGAGCCGATCCATCTCACCTACAACGACCGTCCGTTCCGCATCGTCCCCGAGGGCGCGGCGCTGTGGTTCGTCACCGCCGACGTGGTCCATGCCCTGGGCATGCACGACGCCTACCGCATCACTCGCCACCTGCGTTTCGAGCACAGGTCGAAACGGCAGGTAGGCCGGCAGATGCTCAACGTGATCGACCGCCGCGGCCTGGACATCGCTCTGCTTCACGCCCGCCCGGAGCACGCCGAACCGCTGCGTCTGTGGCTTGAAGCCGCCCTGGAGCAGTTCGTGCCCGTCGCGGCGCCACGTGCGCTGCCGGGCGGGTTGTCCGGCGAGCAGCAGGGCGCGCTCAAGGCGCTGGTGGCCGCCCGCATCGAGGCCCTGCCGGAGGTGGCGCGCGGCAAGGCGGCGACGGTGTGCTGGTCGGCGCTCAAGTCCAAGTTCGGCTGCGGCTACATGGAGATTGCGCCGGAGCGGTTCAGCGAGGCGGTGAGCCTGGTGGCGCACCTGGCGCTGGAGGGCGAGTGGCTGAAAAAAGAAGAGCGGAAGGATGGCACGGTGCTGACAGGGGAGGATATGGCCCTTCTGTACCGTTTCTGCGCCGACGCGATGGATCTGGTGCAGATCGGCGAGCGGCTGCGGCCGGCACTGGAGGGGTTGCACTCAATCGTGCTGGCCAATGTGCCGGCGGATCTTGAGAGTTGCAGGACGGTCATTGGCCACCTTTACCGGCGCTTCGGGCAACGGATGGAGGAGGAGGCCAGGAAGTACAATGTCTATATCGACTGGATCAACCTGGCAGCGGCCGAGGATCGCAGCCAGCCTATCCATCGGATGGGCTGATCCGTCAGGCATCCGCGAGAATCTTCCTGGCAAATGGCCTGGCGGCTTCTTTGAGATCTCCGCCGCCATAGGCCACCTGGAACCCCACTTTGGCCTTTTCGGCGGCGTAGGCGAGTTCCGTGGTGTAGGAGTCCAGGTGGGACTCCTGGGATGGCGTCAGGTCGCGGCGTGGTATCCAGATGCCAAGCAGCAGTTCGTCATGATCGTGGCCTATCTGGATGTCGCGCAGGCGTAGCAGGTGCGTGATTTTGCGCTGTGCCGTGGCACATTGATACGTGGCGTTCGTCGTTGGATCGAGTGTGCTGAGGTTGATGGCCAGGTGCGTGCCAACGTAGCTGATGGTGGCTTTTCCCTTGCGGCCATAGAGCTCCATCGGACGGTTGAATCGTTCCTTGAAGCCCTCTCTGGTGCCGATGACGAGACGTTTGATCTCCTTGTGGAGTTTGCCGAGCGACTTGTCTTCCGGTTCTTCGCTGGGCTTGTCGTTGCCCTTGGCGCTGAACAGGGATGAATGTGTCTGTGCCGACCGGACAACGGCTTCCAGCGAGCTATTGCGCGTGGGGATGATCGAGCCTGCATACACGCCTTGCATGTTTGGCACCCAGTTTTCCAGCTTTCCGCCGGTTGCCAGGAAGGTTTGTAGCTCGGCATTGACCGTTCCGGCCAGGTTGAACAGGTGCTTGCCGTATTGGCCGAAGACCTGTTCGAGAGGCTCTGCGCGCAATGTGCCGATCACTCTGGGTGCCGATCCGTCGTCGGGGACTATGGCGATGCCCGAGGTGATGCGCTCTCCGGAGAAGGTGATGGGCTCGATCTGCACGGCCATCCAGCGCGCCTGAAACAGGCTGCGTTTCGGGCGATCTTTCAGGAAGGCTTGGGCAGCGTCAAAGGTAGATGCCCCAGTTGTAGGCGATTGCATAGCAGTGGCACCGTGTGTTGGATGCGTTCGCGCAGGAAACCGATTATTTCCTGCCTGTCCGTGGCTGCGTCAATCTTGGTGAAGTGTCCATCCTGGTCAAGGTCGTCGAGACAGAGTTGGACGCATTTGTTCACCAATTCACGGGCCCTGCTGAGAATGGCATTGCGCTGTGCTTCGTCCCAGCTTGCTGCGCTCTCGTCGGCGAGCTGGTTGCGTACGGCAATGGTCGGGTCGTCCAGCCCCCATAGTTGCCAGTAGGTTCCGGTCAGGGACCGGCCATGGTCGATCAGCCAGAACTCCTGTTTTCCGGGAGCATAGATGATATTGCCCAGGTTCCTGTCGTCGTTGGCAACCAATTCGTCCAGGGCAATTGTACCGGCCAGGTCGAATTTGCTGCCGACTGCTTCGATAAATGCTTTGTCGGGGTTGTGCATTCCCCTCTCCAGGCTGTAGCTACGACTACCGGCCTGTTGGCTGGCGAAGCAGACCATGATGCCGCGATTGGCGAAGGCCGATTCGAACTCGGGACGCAGATCGGCGGTGTCGAGCAGAACCACGTAGGGGCGGGGAATGCGCAGGCCGAGTGCTCGTCCGAGCTGGGCGGTGGCGAGTTCGGCGATGATTTTGCGTGGGTCGAGGGTGAGTTTGACGTAGCCGGTCACGGCATTTTCGTCGTCATCCAGCAGTTCTGCCTTGTAGGTTTCTCCGTCGTTGCCCTCGTCCATCCTGCCGAGGAGGGTGCAAACATCTGCAGTCAGAACGGGTTCAAGGTTGTTTGGTGTTGAGTTCTTCAAGGCGAGCGGCAATCCCTTCCAGTACGACAAGATCGGCCTCTTTCAGGAGGCCCTGTAAAGCGGCTTTTTCGATGCGCTGAAGTGCTTCCAGGCTGCGCGGGGTGACTTTGCCCTTCAGTCGCTGAAGGGCGGCCATGTTCATGCCCACGGGGGCGGTGTCGGTGTGCGTTGGGACGGCTGGGTCGGCCTGCGCGATTCGGGCGATTTCGGCGGCAAGACGCGGGCTGAATGTCTCGACGGGAATACCGATCATCTTGGCCATCAGTCCGGCGACTCTGGCATTCAAGGCGTTGTAGCCGTTGAGGTAAGAGCTTACGGCGCCCTGACTGATTTCCAGGGCATCAGCGATTTTGCCCTGGCTGAGGCTGTCCTTTCTGCTCTTGCCGGCGTTGAAAGCGTCAAGCTTGGCCTTCAGGGCCGTGCATTCTGCTTTTTCCCAGTCGGTGATTTCGCGCTTTTTTTCGGTCATTCGGCAATCTTATTTCCGCCGGGAATAGTTATCCATTGCCGCCGGTTTGACATTTTGGAAATCCGCCGGTAATACTATGGTGGCTAACCAGATGGAGAGAGACCGATGAAGCGTATCCCCTTGCATGAATTCGCTTTGGAAAAAGGCTACACCCAGGCGGCTGTCTTGCTCGGCTTGTCGCAAGGTGCGTTGAGCAAGGCCATTCGTCTTGGCCGGCGGATTTTTGTCAGCTGCCATAAGGGTGGTGTTTTTTCGGCGGAGGAAGTCCGTCCGTTCCCATCCCAGAACCATCCGAAGCGGGTGGCCTGACCCTGTTTGCGTTTCAGTTCATGGTAGAAACCGTGCGGCCCCGAAGAGCCGCCCGGTCTGCCCAGCGTCCTCACCACAAGGGCGTCGGGCGGTGCAGTTGGCGTGTCGAGCACACCACGTACCGACAGCACGCCAGCTACACCCACCAGGGCACGGATGCCCTGGGTTGCCAGTCTCTCCACCACAGATCGGCTGGCTGTAACGGCGGGGCGTTCGCGGAGCGGGCGCCTCGCCATCGGGGGCAGGCGGATCTTCCACCACGGAGCAACCGCCTGCCGATGCGACCACTTTCAGTGACCACGGCGCGACTCTACCAAAGCGGGCGCGGCGTGGCACTGGCAACATCAGGAAGTAAATGCCAATGCGACGTTCGTTCGCCGATCAATTCGAGCGCCTGGACCGGGAGGTGATGACCCTGCCGGATGCGCTCTATCTCGTTTCCCGCAATGAGTCGATGTGCCGCGGTGGGGTTACGGGCTTTGCCTACGCCTTCAACCGCAACCCCACGACCATGGCGCACAAGTTCGACGCCGGCCACCCCGGCCACAACCTCAACACCATCGAGCTGATGGATTTTCTGCGCTATGTGAGCCCGGAAGGGCGGGCCATCGTGCTGGACAGCTTCCACGCCGAACTGGGCGATTCGCAGTGGTTCAGCACCCTGCCTTATGAGGAAGAGGCCGAGGTGGAGCTGCTGGTGGCCGGGGCGAGCGAGGTGCTGCACGCGGCGGCCGATGCGGCCAATACCGTGGCCTCGCACATCACCGACGGCCGGATCGACGCCCAGGAGCTGGGCGAAACCTGCAAGCTCGCCGCGCGCATCGTGCGGGTGGGGATCGGCCTGTGGCGAAGGGCGCGGCATGTGCATTTGAAGCAGCAGGGTGAGGGTGCGGGGGTGGTTCGTGGTTGATCGCATGGATGACGTTCTGGATCAGTTCCGGCAGTTCGGCCTGGAGGTCGAGCTGCCGTTGCGTTTCGGTGAGCTGACTCGGGTGAAGGCCGAGGGCGACAAGGGCAAGGCCCGCACGGGCTGGTACATCGCCCACGAGTACCGGACCGAGCAGGGCGAGATGCTGGTCTTCGGCGCCTATGGCAACTGGCGGCTGGGCGCTTCGGAGAAGATCAAGGTCAAGGGTGTGCGGCTGAGCCAGGAGGAGCGCGATCTGATGCGCGCCCGTCAGGAGGAGGCCAAGCGCCGGGCCGCGGAGGCGCAACAGCACGCTGCGCGGCGGGCGGCCAAGCGGGCGTCGGCCTTGTGGCCGAGGATGGCGGAGAAGGGCGCGAGCGCTTATCTGCAGCGCAAGCAGGTGGTCGGCTTCGGGGTGCGCTATGCGCCGAAGAGCGGGGCCGTCCTGGTGCCGATGCGTACCGCCCGCGGCGAGCTGGCCGGCCTGCAGGTGATCTATCCGCAGAAGCAGGAGCGGCTGGGCCGCGACAAGACCTATTGGCCGGCCGGCATGGCGAAGGAAGGGGCGTTTCACCTGATCGGCCCGCATCCGGAGCCGGGCGAGCCGCTGCTGGTGTGCGAGGGTTACGCGACCGGCGCGAGCCTGCACATGGCGGCGGGATGCGCAGTGGCGATCACCTTCGACGCCGGCAACCTGCTGCCGGTGGGCAAGACGCTGCGGGAGCAGTTCCCCGGACGGCCGCTGATCTTCTGCGCCGACGACGACTGGAAGACCACCCGCCCGAACGGCGAGCCGTGGAATCCGGGTGTGGAGAAGGCCTCGAACGCCGCCACCATCCTCGGCGGCCAGATGGTGGTGCCGGTGTTCGGCGCCGGGCGCGAGGAGAAGTGGACGGACTTCAACGATCTGCATGTGGCCGAGGGGCTGGAGGCGGTGCGCCGGCAGGTGCTGGCGGTGGTTCGCCCGCCGGCGGCCGGGGGCTGGAAGGACAAGCTGCAGCGCAGCGAATCCGGCGCGCTGATCGCCCATGCCTTCAATGTGGCGTTGATCCTGGGGAACGACGAGCGCTGGGCCGGGGTGATCGGCTACAACGCCTTCAGCTCGAAGATCGTGAAGCGCCGTTCGCCGCCCTATGGCAGCGAAACGGGGGACTGGAGCGATCTGGACGATGCGCGGGTGGTGATGTGGCTGGCCGAGCAGTACAACCTGCGCGTGAAAGCGCCCAGTGTGGTCGAGGCGGTCAGCGTGGTGGCCAACGACCATGCGTTCCACCCAGTACGGGAGTATCTGCAGGGGCTGGAGTGGGACCGGGTGTCGCGCCTGGAGGGCTGGCTGCATCTGATCTTCGGGGTGCCGATGTCGCCCTACAGCATGAAGGTGGGCAAGCGCTGGCTGATTTCGGCGGTGGCGCGGGTGATGAAGCCGGGCTGCAAGGCGGATGCGGTGCTGATCCTCGAAGGGGCGCAGGGCGCGGGCAAGTCGACGGCGCTGTCGATTCTGGGCGGCGAGTGGTTCATGGATACGCCGTTCAACCTGGGAGACAAGGACGGCTTCCAGGTGATCCGCGGCAAGTGGATTGTTGAGCTGGGCGAGCTGGACAGCTTCAACAAGGCCGAGTCCACCCGAGCCAAGCAGTTCTTCTCGGCGTCCGTCGATACCTACCGGGAGAGCTATGGCCGCAGAGTATTGGACGTGCCACGCCAGTGTGTTTTCGCGGGTACGACCAACCAGGAGGAGTACCTGAAGGACACCACCGGCAACCGGCGTTACTGGCCGGTGACTTGCCAGAAGGTGGAGCTGGAGGCGCTGCGGGAGCTGCGCGATCAGTTGTGGGCCGAGGCGGTGTTCCGCTTCCAGGCCGGCGAGGGCTGGTGGGTGGCGCGGGAGGAAGCCGAGCAGTTCGCCGAGCAGCAGGATGCCCGCTACACGGTGGATGCATGGGAGTACCCGATCCGCCAATGGCTCGAAGATCCGGCTTCGGGCGAGACCGTCACGTCCGACCGTATCCTGCAGGATGCCCTGAAGCTGGACTATGGCCATTGGGGCCGGCCGGAGCAGATCCGCATCGGCCACATCATGCAGCGCCTCGGCTGGCGGCGGGAGCGGCTGGCGGCCTCGCGCAAGAGCGGCATTCGCCCCTGGGGCTACCGGCGGCCGGAAAGCTGGAAGCTGGCGGCAGCCGCCGAGGCGGCCGAAGCGGCGGCCAAGGTCAGGGAGACGGCGTTTTGATCCGGGAGATCGACGAGCTGCTGCGCGCCTGGGCGGAGCAGAAGGCCATCCGTGAGGCCTTCCCCGGCCCCGGCAACGTTCGCTGCACCATCGGCGCCCTGATCGACAGCCAGGGGGTGGTGATTCCGGCCACCAAGCGCTCGCGCGGGCTGGACGACCCGCGCTTCCCGGTGACCGAGCTGATCGTCAACGCCCTGCGGCATGACCTGAACGTGCTGGTCTACGAGCACTACCTGCGCAACCCGCTCAGCACGCCCGCCCAGAAGGCGCGGGCGCTGGGTTATTCCGGTACCAGTGCCTATTACCGGGCGTTGGGGACGGCGCACGAGCATGTGCGGGCGGCGCTGGTGAAGAGGAGGGCGGCGTGAGGGGTGGGGCTGGCCGGCGTCGTCAGGCTGCGTGGACCATGAAATCCACGTGCACGGCGTCGTATGGAAATTCCAGCTTGCCGTCGTCGGCCTTTTCCAACACGCCGCACTGCACCAGGGCCTGGGCGTCGGTGTGCACGCCCTTGACGTCGCGGTCGATGCGCCGCGCCAGTTCGCGGATGCCCAGCGGGCCGGCCCCGGCCATGGCCTTGATGATCTCCCAGCGCTTGGGCGTCAGCGTCTTCCACAGCAGCTCGGGCGTAGGGAAGGTGATGAAGCAGCCTTGGGGTTCGCCGGTTTCCCAGGCCTCGATGATGCTGGCGTCGATTTCTTCGGGCGTCGCCACGCGGATGGTCACGGTGTTCATGTCAGGGCCTCCAGTTCTCGATGTCCCGCCGGAAGGCGCGGAGCAGGTCGGCGATGCCGGTAAAGGCGACGGCCTGCTCATCCGCTCCCAGGTGTTTGTGGTCGCCCTTGCCGGATTCGTTGTCATAGCGCACCATGCAGACGCCGTCGACCACATAGGCCAGGCGGTACTTATAGCGGTGCGCACTGCCGGGCAGAGGCTGTGTCAGCTCCCAGATCACCGCTTCGGTGAAGCGGTGTTCATCCAGGACGTCGCGGCGTTTCAGGATCAATTTGGCGTTCATGTTGGAGCGAATTACAACAGTCTTCCTATGTGTTGTAAATCAGGACAACAGGTCATGCGTCAGTGCGCCTGTGCGTGTCCTATCTGTCCTATTGCTCAGCATGCAATGGGACAGACGCAGGGCGCGCCGTTATTGGGCTTGTCTCATGTCCCATCGACTACACGCCCGCGCACATGTGCGTGCAAGCAATTACGCGCAAGCGCGCAGCGTGTACTTTGCTGCCACCCCCTATATATAGAGTTCAAATATCAATGGGACATAGGACATTTTTATATAAATCAGTATTTTGCAGTGCCCTATCTGATTTTCTCGAATGGGACGTATGGGGTAGGAGGGGAAAAGCGAAATCCAGGTCAGGAGAATTACCGACGTACCGGGGACGTTCACCGGACGTAAGGGGGATATTGAGGGGGTGGCAGGTAAAAGGGGTTGCTGCCATGGGAATCGAGGGGTAGAAAGTCGTCATTCTTGTATAGGTGCGAGCGCAGTAAGCGACTCACCTGATCCAGCAAACCCGGCCACCGCGCCGGGTTTTTCGTTTCTCCGGTGCTGTGGGGTTCCCCGCCCTGGTCACCAGCACCACGCCGGCGTGAGCCGGCACCTATTACTGCGGCCGGCCTGGCCGTTCTTGCCTGCTCGCCATGCGGGCTTTTTATTCGAGGGATGTCGATGTCGACCGAGCAGCACACGCTGGCGGACATGCCGTTCTGGATGTTGGTCCTGGTGTCGATGGCCGGGCTGTCCGGCGAGATGCTGCGGGCCTCTCGCGGCAACCTGACCCTGGGCCAGATCCTGCTGCGGGTGGTGCTGCGCTTCTCTGCCTCGGCGCTGCTCGGCGTCGCGTCGATGCTGCTCTCGATGGCGTTGTGGGGCGACCAGCTGATCGCGGGCGGCCTCGGCATCGTGGTCGGGGTGATCGGCGCGGATGTGGCTGGCGGGCTGTATGCGCGCTGGCTGGAGAAGCGGGTAGGGCTGGAGCCGGTGCGGCCGGATCGGGAGGTGTGAGCTGTGCTCTCCATCAACGCGAAAGGCTTCAAGGCGTCGGCGGATCATCTGAAGCGGATCGAGAGGCAGATGCCGTTCGCCACGGCGCTGGCATTGACCCGCACCGCCCAACTGGCGAAGGAGGAGATCGAAAAGGACATGTGCTCGGTGTTCGACCGGCCAACCCGCTGGACGCTGAACAGCCTGCGCCTGATCCCGGCCAAGAAGGACAAGCTGGAGGCTCGGGTATGGATGAAGGACGAGTCGGACAAGGCCGCCCCGGCCACCCGCTGGCTGTCTCCGCAGGTGGAAGGCGGCGCCCGGCAGGCCAAGCGCAGCGAGGCGCTGCTGCGCAAGAGAGGGCGTCTGCCGGCCGACAGGTTCATCGTGCCGGCCAGGGATGCGCGGCTGGACCGCTACGGCAACCTGAGCCGCGGGCAGGTGCAGAAGATCCTGTCCGGCATGGGGGCGCAGTTCGACGCCTACCAGAACAGCACGACCAGCCGGCGCAGCATCGGTAACCGCAAGCGCTACTTCGTGATGCGCCGCGGCAGCGAGCTGATCGGCATTGCCGAGCGGACCGGCAAGCGGCGCATCGGTCTGCTGCTGGCCTACGTCGGCCAGCCCTCTTACACGCAGCGCCTGGATTTCTACGGCGTCGGCAATCGCGTGGTAGGCCAGCACCTGCAGGCGCAGCTCGACAAGGCGCTGGCCGAGGCGCTGCGCGGCGGACGCTGAGCGGGCAGGGCGGGTCCTCCCCCGGGCCGCCCCCTACACGGGTAATTCGAGCCCCGTTTCTGAGTTAGCGGCTGGGGCTGGAAGTTAGTTAACGGGGGTTAACGGGTTAACGATTGCCGGTAAACGGTTAACAGGTGTCGTCATGATTGCACTGAGCAAGTCCGAATTCGCGGCGCACAAGGGCTGGTCGAAGCCCTACGTCTCGAAGCTGGCCAAGCAGGGCCGGCTGGCCATGACGGCCGACGGCAAGGTCGACGTTGCCGCCACCGAAGCGCTGCTGGAGCGCACCGCCGACCCGAGCAAGACCGGCGTCGCCGACCGCCACCAGCGCGAGCGCGTCGAACGCGGCGTGACCGTTCACCTGGCACCCGCCGCCCCGCCGCTGGAGCTGCCGCCGGATCGGGGAGACGACGGCATCGACTTCCAGAAGGCCCGCGCCCGCCGCGAGCACTACCTGGCACGTCTCGCCGAGAACGAGGCCCGCAAGAGCGACGGCGAACTGGTCGAGCGCGAGGCCGTCGAGAACGCCGCCTTCGCCACCGGCCGCCTGCTGCGCGATCTGCTGCTCGGCCTGCCCAAGCAGCTCAGCGCCGAGCTGGCATCCATCGGCGACCCCTGGGAACTCGAACGCCAACTGACCGCCGGCCTGCGCCGTGTCCTCGAGGACGCCCAGCGCCTGAGCGTCGCCGACCTCGAACACGCCATCAACCCGCAGAGCTGACCCCATGACACGGTATGCCGACGGTGCCGAGCAGTACCGCTCGGCCTACCTGCGAGGCCTGCAGCCCGACCCGGACCTCTGGGTCGACGAATGGGCCGACCAATACATGCGCATCCCCCGCGAGACCGGCGCCGCCGAACCCGGCCCGTACCGCACGGAGCGCACCCCCTATGCCCGCGAGCCGATGCGCTGCCTGTCGCCCGGCCACCCGGCCCGGCGCGTGGTGACCATGGTCGCCTCCCAGTTGATGAAGACGCAGATCGCCCTCAACTGGATCGGCGGCTGCATCCACATGGCCCCGGCCAACATCCTCATGCTGTTGCCCAGCCTGGGTTTGGCCAAGCGCGTCAGCAGCCGGGTCGGCAAGACCATCGACGCCACCCCGGTGCTGCGCGAGCGGGTCGCCTCGCCGCGCTCGCGCGACGCGCGCAACACCATGGACACTAAGGAGTTCGAGGGCGGTACCCTGTACGCCACCACCGCCGGCTCCGCCTCCAACCTGGCCGAGCTGGCCGCGCGCTACATCTACGGCGACGAGGTCGACCGCTGGGACGTCGACGTCGACAACGAGGGCGACCCGATCGAACTGGCCGAAACCCGGGCCAGCACCTTCGGGCGCAACGCCAAGATCTACTTCTCCAGCTCGCCGACCATCAAGGGCGCCTCGCGGATCGACGACCTGTTCGCACAGAGCGACCGGCGCCACTACTACGTCCCGTGCCCGCACTGCGGCGAGATGCAGACGCTGGAGTGGGAGAACCTCAAGTACACCGGCGACTACCGCCAGGTGCAGTACCTCTGCTGTCGTTGTGGCTGCCTGATCGACGAGCACCACAAGGGTGGGATGCTCGCTCGTGGGGAATGGCGGGCCCATGCCGAGGGCGACGGCGAGACGGTCGGCTTCACCCTCAACGCGCTCTATGCGCCGCTGGGATGGGTCAGTTGGCTCGGCCTGGCCAAGCAGTACGACAAGGCCAAGGCCGCCCAGGACAAAGGCGACCTCGAACCCATGCAGGTGTTCTACAACACCCGCCTGGCCCGCCTGTGGGACGCCGCCCAGGAGATGACCAAGGCCGGCGAACTCAAGGCCCGCGCCGAGGACTACCGCCTCGGCAGCGTCCCCCGCGGCGCGCTGATCCTCACCGCGGCCGTCGACACCCAGCACAACCGCCTGGAGCTGCTGGTGATCGGCTGGGGCGAGGGCATGGAGCGCTGGGTCGTCGACCACCAGGTGATCATGGGCGATCCGGCCGACGAGCGTACCTGGGCACTGCTCGACGACAAGCTCAAGGCTCGCTACCGCCACGACTCGGGCGTCGAACTGGCGATCTGCGCGACCGCCATCGACTCCGGCGGCCACCACACCGACGAGGTCTACCAGTTCACCCGCCTGCGCCGCTGGCGAAATGTTCTGGCTATCCGCGGGGCCAGCCGGCCAGGGCGCCCGGTGATTGCCCAGCGCCCCTCGAAGGTCGACGTCACCTGGAAGGGAAGCGTCCACAAGGGCGGCTCCGAACTCTGGATGATCGGCACCGACACGGCGAAGGACTGGATCTACAACCGCTATGGCCTGGGCGAAGGCCCCGGCGCGATCCACTTCTCCCAGGATCTGCCGGACGACTTCTACGACCAGGCCGTCGCCGAGCGGAAGGTCGCCCGCTACGTCAAGGGCCACAAGCGCATCGAGTGGGTCAAGGGCAAGGCCGACCGTAACGAGGCGCTCGACCTGCTGGTCTACAACCTGGCCATGGCCCATTACATCGGCCTGCACCGTTATCAGGAAAAGGACTGGGCGAAGCTCCGCTCGGCAGTGTCGCAGGGCAGTCTGTTCGCCGAGCGCACCCAGCAGTCGGCCGCCGGGGAAGAGCCCGCGCCAAAGGCGCAAACGCCCGCTCCTCCACGCCGCCCGCCGCCTCGCCGCGGCACTCGAAGCAAAGCCACCTACTGAGGCACCCCATGACCGAAGCACAACAGCGCCTGGCCGACGTCCGGGCGGCGATCAAGGACATCCTCGAAAAGGGCCAGTCCATCCGCAAAGACGGTCGCGAGCTGCGCCGGGCCGACCTGGACAGCCTGCGCTCGCTCGAAGCCCAGTACACCCGGGACGTCGCCGCCGAACAGCTCGCCCAGCGCGGCGCCCGCAACCGCATCAGCTACGTGAAGATCTGACCATGGGCCTGTTCCGCAAGACCCCCGAAGAACTGCTGATGCGCGAGGCCATCCGCCAGGCCAGGGCCACCGCCGAGGTGCCGCGCCCGGTCGCCCAGGGCGGTGGTGGTGGCGTCGAGACCCGCTGGCGGGGCGCCTCCCGCGTCCTGCGCAGCATGGCCAGCTGGATTCCCGGCCTCGGCAGCCCGCGCCGCGACCTCTGCAGCGGCGAGCGCAGCATGCTGGTCGCCCGCTCGCGGGATGCCATGCGCAACCATCTGGTGGCCCGCGCCGCGATCATGCGCCTGCGCACCAACGTGGTCGGCACCGGGCTGGTCTGCCGCGCCCAGGTCGACCACGAGGCCCTCGGCATCGACGAGCAGGAGGCCGAACGGCTCAACGCCCGGCTCGACCGCCTCTGGTCGCTGTACGCCGACGATCCGCGCGAGTGCGATGCCGAGGCCATGCTCAACCACTACCAGCTCCAGGCCCTGGTGCTGGTCTCGGCGATGGTCGGCGGCGACGTGTTCGTCGCCACCCCGGACGCC